GAAAAATCTGTATGTATTGAGTTTGAGATTGATGATTTGCAAGTTTTGTTATCCGACTTTTTCGCCTGGCATTCTGTTTTAAATGGTGGTTTTTATAACGACAGTCATACAGAGGCTGAGTGGAACGAAAAAGATGCATGGTATGAAGCACTATCAGGCAAGCAAAAGGGAATTGAAACCTTAAAAAGCTGGCAGAAAGTATTTGATGTAAATGCTTTTGAAAATGAATTTTGTCAAAATGGACGTTATATACAGGCGACATTTTGGAAACTTACAAAAGAAATGATAACAGATGTGCGCTATTTCACCGCTAGATAACAGGAGGAATCATGAACGATAAATAGAAATGTATAAAAAATTTATTTGCTACTCTAATGGTCACGAAAATCTGGTGCTTTATCTGGATGACATTGGAAATCTTGATTGACGGGTACACAATAATTCATTTCTTAAAAAGACTGCTTGTAAAAGTAGTCTTTTTTTATTTAACAGCTAAATTTTTCTTATAAAAATGTTCCTCTTCTAAAAAATGATATATGTTAAATATCTGTTTTAGGAAGGGGGGAGTTTTATAAGAAAAACAAGGATTCTCCTACCCTCTAAATGAAATGTATGTAGCGAGATGAATTGTATAGTTAACCTAGCGGCAGTAGCGAGCGGAGATATCGGTATCTCCTACTGCCAAGAGGTAAGCACCGCCGGGTTTTGCTCGGCAATCAGCCTTCGCGAGGATACCGGCTGGGGATTAAAACAAGAAATATGTTTTTTAGCCTATAAGTTTTTCTTCATACTCATCCATATTATCTACGAAACCAATTTTCAAAACAGGAGGAAAACAACATGACAAGAGGTTATTTTGTGTTAGAAATGAAAGGGCTTTTACATGCAGCAGCATTGATGTCTGATGCATATTTGGAAGGCTATGGGAAAGAAATCATTGAAGCTTTCTTAAACAACAATGAGGAAAGATTGTTAGATACCTTACGAGCGAAAATGAACGAAAAAGACAGGACAGAGATGGATAGATATATCTGTCCTGAATGGTATCGTATTACAAAGAAATCCGAGGCTAAGGATTATATTGCTGAATATGGATATGTTATTTCGGCTGAGAAATTAAAAATCTATAATAATGGCAAATTGTTGATTACAATGGACAAGATAACTGCCAAAGAATGGCTTTATCTTATTGACCATAGCGATAAAGTAGATGCCTGTTATTTTTATTCAGATGAAAAGCTGCATAGTGATTATAGCAACGACCGAAAAATTTATCGTGTGTTTGAGAATGCCTTTGCTAATGGTGTAAAAGCATCTCAGTTTGATCTTATACCTAAAAAATACAGCGATATTAGTTTAAGTGATGACCATTGTGTTGATTGCTGGCATCGAATAGACAGCCCATCCTATGAGAAATTCTTATCCTTTAAAAAAATTCCGGGTCGTATCAAGTTCATTGTCTCTAAAGAATATACTGGCTGGCGGGCACATATACAGTTGCCGTATATAAGAATACCTATCTTAACACCAGGACGTTCAGAAAGAACTGTCATGAATATGCTACGGGAACATATTAAGCGATTTACAGATGAATATATGGATTTTTTGAGATTAAGTAATTTATATAACGAAATTTACAAGGAAATACGCACAGGAGTAGTTACAAAAAAGGAAGATATATTTTTCATTAACGGAAAAACCATAACAGAATATATGGATAGGATATCAGATTATGCTGCTGATAAAAGCTGGTTTTTACAGGGGAAGGATTTTTCATTATCAGCTATTAAAGAGAATCTATACCATAGTTGGAATCGAATTGTTCAGAAAAATTGAGCTAAACGATTGTCATAAAGAACAGGGGGTTTACCCTCTGTTTTTTTATAAAAATTTTTTTAATTCAAATCATTCAAATTAATTGTGCAGGAAGCAACGAAAAGAAAGGCGGTGTCATTATGAAAAAGTTTTTAACAAGAAAAAACAAGGATTCTCCTAACCTCTAAATGAAATGCAGGTAGTGAGATGAATTGTAGAGTTAACATAGCGGCAGTAGTGAGCGGAGATATCGGTATCTCCTACTGCCAAGAGGTAAGCACCGCCGGGAGGAAACACCGGCATTCAGTCTCCGTCAATACCGGCTGGGGATTAAAACAAGCCCTTACAAGAAATGGTAGGTGATTTAGATGAAAAGATTAATGACATGGGTATTGTGTACAATGATGTGCTTTAGCACAGCGATAACTTCAATTACGCCTGTTACTGTTTTAGCCAAGTGCGCTCACAAGCATACCCAATGGGTAAAATTAGTCAACACTACATGCACTAAAGATGGAAAGACTGTATATGTGTGTAATGATTGTAATAAAACATTAAAAGTGGTAAAAACACGTCATTATGGACATAAATTTGTGAACTACTATGTAGCTCCTACCTGTAAAAAAGGAGGAGCAAGCGGACAATACTGTAAACGTTGTAGAAAAAGAACTATAACAAAATCTTACCCAGCAAAAGGTCATAATTGCAAAATTCAGACTTCTCCTGCTACGTGTACAAATCCTAAAATTGAAATTAAGACGTGTATTCGCTGCGGTGCTAAGTGGGGTTCTACTAAAGGAAAAGCTTTAGGACACAAGTGGCGTAAGTGGACAGTTGACCCGGTATCATTGTTAAGGGGGCACAAAGCTAGACTAATAAGGACGTGTAGTCGATGTGGTAAGAAAGATTATAGATACAAGTAGAGTTGGAGAGGAGAGATTATTATGAAGAAGTTAGTAGTAGCTGTACTGTGTGCTTTGATGGTCTTTAGTTCGGCAGTATCTGTTGCTCCTACAACAGCTTTAGCCAAGTCCAAATGTTCCCACAAAAAGACTAAGTGGGTAACTTTAGTTAAAGCTGATTGTACACAAGAAGGTAAACGAGCTAAAATGTGCACTAATTGTGGAAAAACTTTAAAGACTGTGAAAGTTAAAAAAACTTCCCACAACCTTAGAAGACAGGTGCGTAAAAAGCCAACCTGCTCTTCCCCAGGCGAAGTAGCTTGGTATTGTACTAATCCAGACTGTATCTACGGTTACAGAAAATACTACAAAACTAAACAAATCAGACCATTAAATCATAAATGGAAATCTAAGACTTATGCAGCTACATGCACAACGCCAAAGGTTGAAATCTCTATTTGTAGTAGGTGTCATGCACAGGATTCTTTCGTTCAAGGAAAGGCTTTAGGACACAAATGGAGTAAATGGAAGCTAAGTGCAACAAGTATGGTAAAAAAGAAACCTAAGAAAACAAGAGTGTGCAGTAGGTGTCACAAAAAAGAAACGGTTTACATTAAATAGTAAATTAGGGCATTGGGGTGCTATGGCCCCTTTGCTCTTTAGCAAAGAGATCCTAATAAATCTTTAGCAAAGTTGTAACTACGTTGAAGCTGAATTGGGGACTAAAAAGGAAAGGAGGAAATCACTATGAAGAAATTAGCGACATTAGTATTGTGTGCACTGATGCTATTTAGCGCAGTGATGCCAGTAACCACTTTAGCAAAGACTAAAAAGTGCACTCATAAAAATACTACCTGGGTAACAACTTCTAAAGCTACATGTACAGCTACAGGAATAAAAGTAAAGAAGTGTAAGAACTGCGGAAAAATCTTAAAGACAAAAAAGATTGCTAAAACAGCACACACTTACAAAAGTAAAACTTTTACTAAAGCTACATGTACAACCCCTAAAATTGTCGTTAAATTTTGCACAAAATGCAAAAAACAGCTAGCTTTCGAAAAGGTTGGAAAACCGCTTGGACATTACTGGCACTCATGGAAGAAAAATCCCATTACAGGAAAAGTAAGTAGGGGTTGCTATCATTGCAAAGTACGGCAGTATAAGTAAATCACTAGAGATTAAAAAGGAGGAAATCACTATGAAGAAATTAGCTACATTAGTATTGTGTGCATTAATGCTCTTTAGCACAGTGATGCCAACAACCACTTTAGCAAAGACAACTAAGTGCACACATCCAAAAGAAGTTGTAAAAGTAGTGAAAAAAGCCACTTGTACTAAAGATGGTAAAGTAACCTACACGTGTAAAAAGTGTGGTAAGCTACTTCAGACTTCTAAGGTGAAAAAGCTAGGTCACAAATGGAGTGATTGGAAAATTACTTCAAAGGCGAAAAACAAAATGGTTAACATCAGAAGAAGCTGCAAACGGTGTAAGAAAGTGCAGAAGCAGACTTGCCCAGACGTTGGATACTGGGGATGGTATTAAGCAATAAGATGGTATTAATTAAATAAAATTCTAGTAAAAGAACTAACAAAGGAACTCTAGAGGTTAACCAAGAAAAGGTAGGTTTCAACACCTACCTTTTCTTTTCTATTCGCACACTTCTCCAAGTTGGCAATAGTTTGGTGCATTGCCAACTTTTAGCCAAGAGGCTCATAGACATAAGAAAAGCTCTGGTATATACCGGAGCTTTTTTTATGGAAAAAAGGTAGCAAAGTTTTTCTTCGTTCCTTTCCATATTAAAATCGTAAATAAATTTTCAAAATAAGGAGGAACAAGAAAATGAAAACAAAGTATTACAAAATCAGAAAAGAAAAAATAACCAAGAAGTCTTATGAACCAAGAAGCAGCATTTTATGTATGCAGGAGGTGTGAAAATGGGAGCCTGTTATAGCGTAAATCTCAATATCACCCTTAGAAATGAAACCGCAGCCATAAAAGCAATGCAGGAATATATCAAAAAAGAGCAATTCCATATAAATTTTGGTTTAGAAGACAACAGGAAACGTGGTATCGGCATCGGTACTTTTGCTGACCTGTTACAAATCTTTTTCTCATCCTGTAACGGACCTGTCAATGATGTTTTGAGGGAAGACGATCATATCGTTTATGATTCTGACTTTGATGCTTCTTACAGCTGGGAATCTGTCATGACAGAGATATTTGACTGTATTGCTCCATTTTTAGAAGATGAGTCTTCGTTAGGTATCTATCCAGATAATGAAAAGATACAACTTGTCGTTAAAAATGGAATTGTTTTAGAAGTATAAAAGGAGAAAAATATCATGTTTACAAAAAACAAAGTCTTTGCTTATGAAAACAGTGATGGTGATAAAGGTATCATTATTGCAAGATCTATTAATGAAGCCGAAAAAATCTTCCATGAAAAATATCCAGAACGCAAGATTGTTGATAACTACTATGACTATTGTCAGAACGGAGCGTATTTGTTTGAGATGGACAAAGTGGACAACAATAAATTATATTGTTGTTTTCCATGGTAATGATATTTACAAGACAAGAATGGAGAGAATCATCATGATTACAAAAGAAGCCATAAAAAATGGATTTGAAAAGGGAGTTATTTCCATTGAGGATGACTATGCAGGTTGTTTAGGAGCTTGCTGTAGGATAGGAGATAATGCTTTCTATTTTATTGATGCAGAGGATGCTTATTTAACAAAGGAAGAATATTGGAAGTCATATACATTGAATATGACAATAAATATGATTTTTAATGTTCTCAAAAATGTTGAGGCAGCAGAAGAAAATGGAATTGACTATGCTGAACTGGCATACTACGAGGCTGTTTTAACAACTAATTTTTTCTTATAATATGGAGTAACTTAGCAGCAGTAGCGAACGGAGATATCAGTATTGTCTACTATTAAGAGGTTAAGCATCGCCGGAAAAGTCCCGGCATTCAGCCTCCGTAATGAGGCTGGGGATTAAAACAGCCGAATAAAGCAATAATTTTTATATTGAATCAATAGATTCATTAAAAATGGAGGATAAATATGAGTATTACAGTAAGAGAATGGATTGAGAAATTCAATAATGGAGAGTTTGATAGTAAAGATATTAAAACTCAATGTGTAGCGGGATGGATTGATTGGCATTGTGCGGAAGAAGAGCTACCCGGAAGGTTAAAAGCGATGGGAAACATTATAAAAAATATAAAAGATGATTACATTCTAGATAATTTTAAAGTAGATTTTAAGAATAATTGTCCTGTTTATTCCCCGTTATTTGACTATTTTAGATTTACTCCAATAAAAAAGGGCAAAGAAGCGATAGATTCCAACATCGTGAACAAATTGACTTTCGGAGTAGAATGCGGACATCCATTTGGTGGTGATTTCATGTATGAAATTTTCACCGGAAGAAGTGGATATTCGGTTGAATTCCACTGCAAAAATGAGCAAGAAGTGTTAAAAGTAATTACACAGCTTGCCAAAGAACTTCAAAAATGGTTTTTGTTACTTGACATAGGATGCAGTGTCATAAAATGTGCTGCTCCAAATAAAGTTTTTCAACTTCTAGCATATACTAAAAAAATTCTTACAGACAACTCTTTATTAGAAGCAAAAGATACGGATATTCTCTATCGTGATAAAACTGGTGAATATATGGTAGGAAGTCTTGCTTTTAATACGATTTTTTCAAGAATAGAGCCTGGTAGTGAAAAAGATTTTTTCGAGGAACACAGATATCGTTCTAATGATTTCTTTATTCTTTCCAGAACAGCAATCGCTTTAGGACTTCTTCCATTAGAAGATTCTGATGGAAAAGACCTTATTATCGGAGTTGATAATGAAGAGGCAAAAGAAGCTTTATTGGGTGAACATGCATTTGAGTTAAAGCTTGGAAAGAATGACTGGGTAGAGTATTCATTTACTCTGACAGATAACATTATCAAAGTTATAAATTATGAAAAAATGTCAAAGTTATATGACTTTGATATCATCTAACATAAAGGAGAAATACCATGGCAAGAGGCACGATGTACGAATTACAGAGAGAAAAAGATTTTTTAAATCAATTACAGGAAGAAGAATTATATGAGCATCTTCCAGATATTGCAGAGTTTGTGAAAACAGAAAAAAATAAAGAAGGCGCAGCATGTATTCTTTTAGAAGAAATGCAGGAACTGGGAGCTGTTGTTGGAAAAGAAGATGACATCCCTTATATCATTTTTACAAAAGAGTGCAAAGAAAATTATTTCCGGGATCGTTTTACGAAGGTAAAAAAAATGGTTGCCGATATGGATCTGGATGAGTTTTCCAACAGTGATCTTTTTACTTTAAGAGATACTATCCAGGATAACTGGGGCGATATGGCTTATGAAGATTCCATGATACCATTTGATCAGTTTATCCGGACAGCTATCCCCGATGCAAAATATTACATCGGAAACATCATTCATCTGCATTAGAAGGAGAAAAAAATATGAAATGGTTATTAAAGATCTCTTATTCCTGGGGCGATGAAGAACCTTATCAGGAGTTTAACAGTTTTAAAGAAGCATGGGACACCGCTAAAAAGGATGCTTGTAATGAAGCAGAAATAGCATCCATTGAAGCTAATAATGAAACCTGTGAAATAGGACTTACATTTGAAAAAGAGGAAGATCGCGGACGAATTAGCTTGCATTACACATATGATAACAGCTATTGTTATTATGATGTGCTGCCTCAAGAAGTTACAGATACGGATTGTATCAGACAGCCAGAAAAAGCAGATACAATCAAAATATCTATGGATGGCGGTTATCTCGCAATAGATGAATCTCAGGATTCAGACTACCCAGGGGTAGATATTGAACAATAAACTAGGTGTGCATTCCCCTTCTTAGGACGTGATGGTATTATTGCCTCCAGATATTCTGGAGGCTTTTTTTTATTTTTTTTGCCAAACTATCATACTTATTTATGAGAGTAGTGCGATGATGGAAAGGAGGTATATATGTATTCATTGTTCTATTTTCAACGATGTAAACCATAATATACAAAAAGGAGATATTTTATGAACAAAGTAATTTTAATGGGACGTTTGACTAGAAATCCAGATATTAGATATTCACAGGGAGAAAAGTCTACTTGTATTGCCAGATACACATTAGCGGTAAATAGACGATACCATAGAGATGGTGAAGCAGAAGCGGATTTTATTAATTGTGTCGCTTTCGGTAAAAATGGAGAATTCGCTGAGAAGTATTTAAAACAGGGTACTAAGATTGTTATTTCTGGAAGAATTCAGACAGGTAGTTATACCAATCGTGATGGTGCTAAAGTATATACAACAGATGTTGTTGTAGAAGAACATGATTTTGCAGAGAGCAAAGCTGCTTCATCACAGGCTGTAAATTATGGTTCTGCACCTGCAGCTCCAGCTCCAGCCGCTTCTTCTCAGGGAATGCCAGATGGATTTATGACTATTCCAGAAGGAGTAGAAGAGGAACTTCCTTTTATTTAGAAAATGAATTTAGGGCAATGAAAAGAAAAAGGCCGATAATCGGTCTTTTTCTTATATGGAGGTTTTCAAAATATATAATGAAAAAAATATTTAAGATACTTTGTTTTATTCTATTTTTATACGCAGGAACTGCTTTATTTTTTTCTGACCATTTTTATCCGGGAACCAACCTAAATGGAGAAAAGGTTTCTTTAAGAGATAAAGAGAGTAGTAAGCGTATTCTTCAAAAAAAAGTGATAAATCATAATATAACAATAATACAGCCAGACGGCTCTAAGACCGAGTTGGATGGTGATACCTATGATCTGCATTTAAACACAGATGCTGATATTAAAAATGCATTGTATTTACAACATTCCTTTCTGTGGCCAGTAAACATATGGAAAAAACATAACTTAAAACAGGAACTTAATGTGGAATACGACAACAAAGAATTGTCGAGGATAATCAATAGCCTAACCTTTATGCATAAAGAAAATCAAACATATCCAAAGAGTGCAAAGCCAGTGTATAAAAATGGTTCATATAGGATAAAAAAAGAAGAAAAGGGCTCTATTGTTGATACAAAAAAATTATCTTCTGTACTCCTTTCTTCTATACGACAATTAAACACAGAATTAGATCTGCAAAAAGCAGATATCTATCTGACAGCAAAATACACCTGTTCATCTACTAAAGTCATTAAAGCAACTAAGAAATTGAATCAATATATATCGTCTACGATAAATTATACAGAAGGAGATTGTATTGACAGTAATAAAATCGCTTCGTGGCTTTCAATTGATAGTGAAATGAAGATCAAAATTGATGAAAATATGATCAAAGAATATGTCGAGACCCTTGCTGCTAAATATAATACTGCAGAACAAGAGCAGGATTTTCGGACTA